AGAGAGAAGAAGATAGGCATCCGTCTTGTCGTCTCCTTTAAGAACAAAATAATCTTTAAGTTTAGCTAGAGCAAAAACACGACGACCATCATTTAAAGATCCCATTGTTTCCATAGTCATATGACCAGCTTCACAGAATTTTGTGTAAAAATCAATAACTTCGTTATTCTGAAAAGGAACATATTCAGGACCAGCTGGACCTAAAATTTTGTTGTTATCACTACGAACTAATACGTTGTAATTACCATGAGCAGAAACGTATTTTCCGTCTTGTTCATAAAAAACGCTTTTCTTTTCTACGTTCCAGTCTAATTTTGCTGCTTTTAGCATTTCTAGGGGCATAAGTTCTTCAGAAACTTGTGAACCAAGCCCATGCCAGGGTTTTTCCCCGACGTATGCCATGCTTTCTACATTATGTGACATATATTATCCTTTCTGGGATCGAGCCGGAAATATAGGAAACGGGTGAACCAGGCCCGCCAAGATGAAAGTCCCATATTCCCGACTCCCCCGAACTAATTCAGTCCGTTATAGATTAAAAACCAGAGCCCGGCGAAGATAACATTAGCTAGTATTGCTATCACACCGAGCATCCAGTCTTCCAAGTCACGCAGAGGGGTTAACTCCTGCGACACCAACTTGTTTAGCATCACCACGCGTCCAGTAGAAGTTCATTACTGCTTGAATTTTCTGTACTGATTTTTCAAGTTGCGGGTACAATTCTCTCATTTTAAGCTGTTCTTTAGATTTCTCAGGATATGTGTTAATTTTGTTAATCTTTTCGTAGAAGTCAGCGCGAGAAATCGATACAATCTTGTTGTCTTTAACAAATCTGACCAGTTCTACTAATTGTTTTGCTGGTTTTTTGTCTTTACCGTTTCGGTTAACTCGGAGAGTTCCGACCTCACCTACTTTGCTAAAGTCATAACCATGGGGATGATTCTTACTCTTTTTCAGTTCTGTTTTAACTTGTTTAGTTTCTTCTTTCTTCTTAGAATCTTTCATTTTTTATCCTTTCTGTTATTTGTTTATATTATCTATTGTACATTGTGGAATTGCAAATGTAAACATAAATGTTTACACTTTTAAATCAATTTTTCCTTCAAAATAGGACTTCAAAAGCTTACGCACAAGCCACGGTAGATTAATCTCTTTATCTTTTGCTGCTTGTTTATAGTCTTTTAATATTTCAGCTGGAAACCAAATTGATAAGCACATCTTACCTGTTTGATACCTTCTTGCTCTGTCACGTGCTTCTTTTTTTAATATATCTTCTTTATCTACTTTACCTAATATTTCTTGCTCTGATATACCATATGTTTCTTTCATTTTTAAACTCCTGTTGATGGTTTCGATTGCTCCTCTGTAATACAACCAAGCGGTATCCATTTTCCGTCTACCTCCTCCCAATTAGTTTTATGATAAGCGACTCCGGGTTTGTACCATTTAGCTTTTTCTCCTAATTGAAACTCTTTACCGCAACTCTTGCATCTGCTGCCTGCGTATTTAATCTTAATCCACGTAGCCATAGTTAATTCTCCTTTCTATTGAGGGTTATTATCTTCGTACCACCTAACTATTTCTTCTTTTAATCTTGTTGTGAATTGAATAGCGACCCAGGGATCAACATCCCCGGATCTAATTTCTGGATAATGTTTACTAACCGTTTTCCAGAACTCGTATTCAGCGCTATTTGTTACTCTTTCTAGTCGTTTTTTATCTATCGCCATGGTACCACCTCGGCGACATATTCGATAGCGTAACCATAATCTCTTGCAGATTATTTAATATTGCTGCTTTGCTATCAGTATCTTTCATCGTAGTCTCTAACTCTTTATAAGCTTCTTCCAAGAGCTGTTCCGATGTCTTATTCTTAATATGGGCATTATTATAATTATTATACCAGTCTAAAACGAAATCTTCTAATATCTGCAATGGAGTCCCTCCATATGCTCTTCGTTTGTAGTCATCAGGCACATATTTATCGAACCTGTCTCCCCACTTATTATGTAAATCCACAATAACCACGGACAACTGCTCAAAATCAGCAGCTGCCGCGGCATCCGAATCAATCGGATAATTATCTACATCCGTTATATTAGCCATATAATTTCCTTTCTAATATTCACCATACGTTATTAATTCCCACAATTGGGCCCATTCTTTCTTGTTTAAATCCTGTTTTACTAGTCCTACCGCTTGCATTTTAATAATCCAGATCTCTTCGTAGCCGTCCCACTCTTCGCACATTAACTCATAAATATTCTGGTGCTGGTAGCGTGGCTCTTCCAAGACTTTCGTACAATCTTTTAAGCTTGGTTCTAATTTATACATTGTTAATCCTTTCTATTAACGTTGATAGTCCTCATCTTCGTCCACATCGTGTCGATGCAGATCTTCCCATAGCTGGATCATAAAAGCGTTCATTTTACTAGCTATTTTATATCTTTCATCGCTAGTATCTCCATTTTCCATGTCTGACCCACGATAACCATTTTCAAATGATTTAACGTAGCTATGCAAAGCTTGACATATCGTAGTCACAACCACTTTAGTATCTGGTCCGTCCAATATCTGCCTCATCTGATCGTATTCTGACTCTTTAAAACTAAAACTCTCATTCTCGTCCATAGCGTCTCCTTTCTGTTAACGTTTTAATATTTATTATTATAATTATAATATAAGTAGTTCCAAATTAAAACCCTTTTGTTCCATCTTAGTTCCTATTAGTGATAGGCCAATAACCATGGTTCCGGCAATATATAACCAATAACCACACAAATCCTTATAAAATATGGTTGTTTGCAGTTAATTAGGAGAGAGTTATTGGATTATTGGCCTTTTTACGAATATTTTTTTATTTTTTTCATTTTTTTCCCTATATATAAATATGCCAATAACCGACTTAAAACCGACCATATTCCTCTGTCTGCCAAAACGTACCATTTATGCGCGGCGAGCCTTGTAGTATGGATGGCGGCGCTTGGCCCGTTGGCGTGGTCAGGAGGTGGTAGGCCGGGGAAAGGGAAGGTCGCGGCGCGGCGCCAATTGAGTGTGAACAGACTCCAAGCCTCCTACATTTAAGAGGCTTCATTGGATTCTCATTAATATTAGAGAGGATACCTCCCTCCCGTGAAAGGGAGATACCCTCGAACTACTAACGAGCGTTATCTACTTGACTTCATAGATAACGGCACCGTTTCCGTCCACCCGGAAGTCCGGTTTATCGTAGAACGCCATTACTTCGACGACTTTCTTACGATGCTCCGGAGAGCCGAGATTCTCTGGAGTTACCTGGATGCGTTTAGGCATGTGCAGGTAACCGTCGTTCAGAGTGCCATCGGCATTCTGGACTCGGACGGCGACGTCGATGACGTCCTTCGCAGGAACCCACTCTTTTCCAAGAACCTTGGCTGCGATGATGATCGCTTTCAAGATCGCTCGGCGTTGAGGCTGGATGCCTGGCGCGGTAGCTGCCGCTTCAAGACTAAGGGTAGTCTTGAACTGCTTCCCGTAGGACGACTCCTTCTTCTCCCGCTGTGCACGAGATGCCTGAGCTTTAAGAGCCTCAGATACGTTCATGGTTACGGCAGAAGACGCCGCGTTTTGAATGTTTTGCTTTTTAGTCATAATAATACTCCTTTGTTTTAATGTAACGCGAAATCGGTCGCGCACCGTTGTTACAGACTAGATCACGGTCTAGTCTTCATCTAAATCAAAGCTGTCTAACACTTGCTTCATTGCTCTTGCATGATAGCGCTGAAGTTTACGCAACTTCTTCGCTTCTTCACGCTGACGCTGAACACGATTACTTTCTTCGTGCTTACGCCACTTGAGCGTGTTCTTATGTGGTTTCATAAGATGATCCTTTCTTTGTTAAGGGTTAATAAGTGTGTAATTAGTTATTACACGTTTGGTTGTTCAGCACGTCTCTGATAAAGACGAGTAACTCATTCTCATCCCATATTTCAGAGTGCATACTGATGTGATAGAGTGCTTCTTCAAAGAAAGCCTCATCACCATCAAGCTGAGCATGCATCGCTATAATGCATAGCTCTATTATGCGTAGATAGTTCATATGTATTCACCTCCTTTCAAACTAAAAAGAGTTTTTCATAATTTAGCGCCCCGGGGGGCCTTCGAAGACCTTTGATAAAAATTTCTTACGACCTGGACATTGGGGCGGGGAGAATATTTCAAATATCTAACTTAGAAAAAAAATATACATTTTTTGTTAACAAATTGATTTTTATAGTGTATAGTAGTAATATGAGCGAACGATTGCCTAAGGTACAAACTACAGGTAAAAGGAGAATAAGACATGTTCAAGAAATACTTGACAAAATGGATTGCGACCCTTTTGAAGGTTTGGCAGAAATTTGCACAAAAAGAAATTCCGCAGGAGAATACTTCTACGGGGTTGAAGTTAGAGTCCCATGTCTCAAAGAGCTTGCACAGTACATCGCTCCTAAGCTTAGATCCATGGAGCACAATGTTTCTGAAGATGGGACTCCGTTAGGATTTCAAATAATTAACTTTGGAGGAATGAGTAATGGCCTCAAGAATATTGGGAACAATCAACAAAGTATCCAAGGCGGTGGACACGGACCTGTTCAGCTCCCCGTTCGAGTACGACGGGAAAGTGAACCACAAGGACGGGAGACCGCTGAAGATAACAGTACAAGTAACCCCGGCGACGGGGGGAGCAAACCTAAGAGCAATAGTAGTAAACACCCTCGTAAGTCAGACGATGATTCTGGGGACAATGACGACAGCTGATACAATGTATCAGTTTGAAATGTTATATGGTCCAGGTGACGCGGTTGATTTACAGTATAACGGTATATCAGGACCTATGACCGTTAAGCTTATGGCAGTAGAATCTGATAACACAGCACTATAATATATGCCGCAGACCAAAGTCCCTGTTGACTGGACTCCTCGCGAGTACCAAATGCCGTTGTTTCAGTACCTAGAATCCGGCGGAAAAAGAGCGATCTGCGTGTGGCATCGCCGCGCCGGAAAAGATTTAACGGGTATCAATTGGATATCTGTTTGTAGTATAATGAGACCAGGGTTGTATTGGCATTTATTTCCCACATATAATCAAGGCAGGAAAATTGCGTGGGAAGGAATGACTAAAGCAGGACGTAAATTTATTTCGCACTTTCCAAAAGAAAATGTTGAAGCGATTAATAATACAGAAATGCGAGTCACTTTTAAAACAGGATCGATCTACCAAGTGGTGGGGTCAGATAATCCTGATCGTCTTGTTGGTGCTAATCCTGTCGGAATTATCTTGTCAGAGTATGCTCTCCAAGATCCAAGAGCCTGGGACTACATAAGGCCTATTCTTCTAGAAAATGAAGGATGGGCCGTTTTTATTTATACACCACGCGGAAGGAACCATGGATATACCTTATTAAATCACGCTAAGAAAAACCCAAAATGGTTTACACAAGTCCTGTCAGTTAATGATACAATGGCAGTGCCTGTTGAGGCCATAGACGAAGAACGAATGGCAGGAATGCCTGAGGAATTAATTCAGCAGGAATTTTATTGTTCATTTGATGCTGCCTTAGTGGGAGCATACTACGGGAACCATATGAAAGCAGCGCTTGATACCGGGCGTATTGGCCAGTTCCCGTACGATAGTCAATTGATGGTCAATACAGCTTGGGACCTCGGAATAGGTGACCAGACAGTTATACTATTTTACCAGGTACTCGGCCAACAAATACGTATCATTGATTGTTATTCTAATTCAGGAGAAGGATTACAGCACTATGTTAACATCTTGGAAAAAGGGCATAGATCACAGTACGTATACGGGAACCATTACGCACCACACGACATCATGGCCAAGGACCTCTCGACGGGTCGAACGCGCCTCGAAACCGCCCAGTCATTGGGACTCCGTCTCAGGGTGGTCCCGAAAGTATCCATCGAAGACGGGATCGAAGCGGTAAGATCAATAATGTCGAGGATATACTGGAATGAAGACAAAAATACGGAGCATCTTATTGAAGCAGCAAGACAATATAGAAAAGAATGGGACGATAAGAAGAGGTGCTTTAACGATAGGCCGTATCACGATTGGACTTCTGATTTTATGGACGCTTTACGTTATCTTGCTCTTTCTATTCGGAGAGAAACCATGAAGAGAGAGCCATTACCAACACATGCTGAGCATGAATATAACATTATAGGACTATAACATGGGCGGAGCACCTTCAATACCGGCACCACCACCTCTTCCACCACCTCCTAAGGTAGAAGATCCTGCAATCGTTGCTTCTCGTGAGAAGTTTAAAACTACTTTAGCTGAGAGAACTACTCGTAAAGGCACTGTTTTAACAAAACAGTCAAAAGAGGGTCAACTTCTTGGTGAAGAAGCAAGCGTTTTAAGAACAAAATTAGGAGGAGGTACCGGTTGAAGATTCTTATTGTTATGTGGATCTTGTCTTTGGTTAATTTATCAGGACAAAAGATTATTTATAATGGTACAATTGAAGATTGTTTAGCTGAAGCTATCAGATTTAATAATGAGGAAACAGAGGCTTTGGCTGGTTGTTATGCAGAAGTTCGTTCTCCTAATTATTTAGATAAACAAGGAGCAAGTTAATGCTTAGCACTGAAGATAGAGACAAGATTAGCGTATATACTGGACGTTTCGAACAATTAAAGCATTTAAGATCCAACTGGGAAGGTATCTGGAACGATATTACTTCTTATATTCTTCCAACTCGAGGCGATTTTACTGTTACTCGGTCCAAGGGCTCTCCTAGACACGATCTTGTATATGATGGCACTGGACCTTGGGCTAATGAGCAGCTCGCTGCTGGTTTAGCTGGATTTTTAACCTCCCCAACTCAACGATGGTTTAAATTTAAGATGTCAGATCCTGAATTAGACATTCAACCTGACTCTAGAGCCTATTTAGAAAAAGTAGAAGATGTATTGTATGACCACATTTTTAATTCTCCGCATACTAATTTTATTCCGCAATCTCACGAGCTTTATCTAGATATAGGGGCTTTTGGAACTTCTGTTATGATGATAGAAGATCTTTCTACAGGGATCAATTTCCAAACATTCCATTTAGGTAACTGTTATATTGCAGAAGGCATGGATGGAAAAATAAACACAGTATACAGAACCTATATGATGACGGCTCGTCAAATTATGGAGAAATATCCTGATGTTTTTTCTAACGAGCAAATCGAACAATTCAAGAAGAAACCATACGAAGAACACGAGTGCCTTCACGTCGTTGAACCAAATGATGAGTTCTTACCAAACTCTGTTAAGAGTACTAACAAGGAATATGTATCCGTGTTTATTTTCTTGGGAGGCGAAAAAGCAATTCTTGAAGAATCTGGATACGATGTTTTTCCGTACGTAGTTCCTAGGTGGCAAAAAACAGCAGAAGAAATATACGGGCGTGGACCAGGGTCTACTGCTTTACCTGATATTAAAATGGTTAATGAAATGATGAAGACTATAATTAAATCAGGGCAAAAGGTTACGGATCCTCCTTTAATGGTTCCAGACGATGGTTTTATTCTTCCTATTAGAACAACCCCTGCAGGAATTAATTTTTATAGGTCAGGATCACAAGATAGAATAGAGCCTTTGCCTGTTTCTAGAAGTCTTGATATTGGGTTTGATATATTGAAATCAAGGCATGAACAAATCATGAGAGTATTTCATATTGATGTTATGAGGATGAAAGAAGAAGGTCCTGAAATGACAGCAACAGAAGTCATGACCCGTCAAGAAGAAAAAATGAGGAACCTTGCCCCAATGACCGGACGAATGCAAGTTGAATTTTTAGCTCCTATGATTCGTAGAACATACCATATAGCTAATAGACAGAAATTAATTCCTCCTATTCCAGGTTCTTTATCTGGTAGGGGAATTGATATTCAGTACTCTTCTCCTGTTGCAAGAGCTCAAAAATCAACTCAATTGCAAAATGTTACCAGACTACTTGAAGCTTTCGTTCCTCTTATTAATATTAAACCTGAAATGGCGGATAATTTTAATGGAGATAAATATTTTAAATGGGCCCATGACTTATTAGACGCTCCAGAAGCTATCCTTGAAACCGATGAAAAAGTAAAACAAATTAGACAATCTAGAATGCAAGCACAAGAACAAGAGATGCAGAAACAAGATATGGAAAGAGCAGCGTCCGGCGGGGTTGACGTAGCTAAAGCACAAAATCTAATGCAAAAAGCAGGAGCTCAATGAAAGATTTATTAGATAAAAGATCAGCAATACACGACGATTGTCAAGCTATTTTTAATACAGATTCAGGAAAAAGAGTACTTAAACACTTAATTAAATCGCAATATGTGATAGATCCAGTATATAATAAAGGGCAGACTTGTTGCGAAACAGCGAATCGAGACGGGAGAAGATCCGTGGTATTAGCTTTAATTAAATTTATTAATAAAGACGCAAGTTATTTCCATAAGTTAATGGAAGAAATTGAACAGGAGATTTCATATGGCAATGGATGAAGCAGTCGAGCCTTCAACAACATTAACAGATCCACAGTATAATTTTAAAGAACACTTAGCCCCAGAATATAAAGATCATACTGCGTTACAAGATATTAATGATCTTAATAGTATGGCAAAATCTTATATTTCTGCCCAAGAAATGGTTGGTCAGCAAAGATTACCCATGCCTGTAGAAGAGGCAGATGGTGCCGAATGGTCTAAATTTTATGACTCTATAGGACGACCCCACGGTCCTGAAGGAGAAGGATATAAGTTTGATGAAACTTCTATTCCTGAAGGATTTCAAAAAAATGAAGACATGGAAAAATTCTTTAGAAAGTCGATGCATGACGCTGGATTAAGTCAAAAACAAGCGGATAAAATGTATAAAGCTTATAACGAATTCCAAGGGCAATATTCTCAAAAAGAATCAACTAACCTTGAAGAAAAAGAAAAACAGTGGGATACAGAACTTCGACAAGATTTTGGTCTTGCTTATACAGATCAAGTAGAAGCGGCTAAAGCAGCTGTAGACACATTTGGTTCTGACAGTTTAAAAGAATACTTAGATACTAGCAGATTAGGAAACCATCCTGAGATGATAAAGTTTGCGGCTAAAATAGGAGCCCAATTATTAGAAAAAGGATCACAAGGAAAGGCAGGAAGAAAAGGAACATCCATCCTAACTCCTGAACAAGCTAAAACTGAAATAGCCCAGTTACATGGTAACGCTCAATTTATGGAACAATATCATGGAACAGGTCCAGGTCATGAAGAAGCTGTAAAAAGAATGACAACCTTACATGATTTTGCTTATCCACCTATTGAGGAATAAATAATGCCTAAAGGTAAAGGAACATACGGTAATAAAAGAGGGCGACCTCCTAAAAAAAATAAGAAAAAGAAACCGGGTAGCCGCAAGTATTAGGTCCGTCATCATTTGCCTCGGATGTAAAAGGGGAAGCAAGGGTCCGTTAGGGTAGCTCAAGCGATTTAGCAAATATTATTAACTATTTCTGAGGATTATAAGATGTCTAATCAGATAACTACCGCATTTGTAAATCAGTACCGGTCAAATGTAGAGTTTCTTTTGCAACAAAAGGGCTCTGTTTTACGACCATACATGCGGAATGAGACTCAGAATGCTGAATTCCAGTTCTATGATCGGATAGGACCAACGGCCGCGGTTGAAGTACTTACTCGACACGCAGACACTCCGTTGATCGAAACTCCACATGATCGTAGACGAGTCCACTTGAGAGATTTCGACTGGGCTGATCTGATCGACCGTAAGGATCGTATAAGATTGCTTATTGACCCGACTTCTCCATATGCTCAAAATGCAGCATTCGCACTAGGTCGTTCCATGGACGATGTTATTATCGAAAACTTTTTCGGTACGGCATATACAGGAAAAACTGGTGCCACGAGTACTACATTCCCAGCAGGACAACAAATCGCTGTTGATTATGTTGAATCTGGCGGTGCCGCGGATTCTGGATTAACCGTTCCTAAGCTACGAAAAGCACGTCAAATGCTTATTGCTGCTCAGAACGATAAATCAGAGCCTAGGTTTATTTCCATTTCAGCTGTTCAAATGACTGATTTGTTGGCAAACTCTTTGATTCATAACGTTGACACGAGTGAAATCAAAGCGCTGGTTCATGGTGAAGTGCCATACTACATGGGCTTTAAGTTCATTGAGTGTGAGCGATTATTAACTACTACTAGTACCGCACATAGACGCCTCCCTTGTTGGGTTTGGTCCGGCATGCTTCTTGCAATGGGATCAGAAATTCAGGCTGAAATCGGTCCTAGACGTGACAAACGTAACTCGGTTCAAGTTTACTCTGCAGCTTCTTTCGGCGCCGTCCGAATGGAAGAAGAGAAAATGATCGAGATTATCTGTGACGAATAAGGAGATAACTCATGGCTACTGTTAGTGGTGTAAATTACACTAAAATAACTGCTGAGCCCGTTGAGCATATTCTCCCTAGAGATGCTCACGGTCGCGTCAGAGTAATGTATGACTCATATGAAGCATCTTCGTTAGCTTCTGGATCTACGATCCAATTATGGAAGCTTCCTGTAGATGCTCGCGTGATAGATTTTAAAGTCTGGCACGATGCTTTGGGCTCAAGTTCTACTTTGGCTCTTGGTGACGCTGGCGACGTAGATCGATTACACGCAGCTGCAGCTTCTTCTTCTGCTGGTATTATGATTCCTGCTGTTGGTCGTATCGATACGATGGCTGGATATACCTATACGGCAGAAACCCTTGTTTCATTAACAACGGGTGGAGCTTCAATAACAGGTACAATTCACGCATACATTATGTATGTCGTAGATTAACAACCTTACGGGACCCCCGGCTTCGGCCGGGGGAACTTTATATGGCAACCTCAAAAGTAGAAATAGCAAATTTAGCCCTCATGCACGTGGGGGACAATACAATTACAAGTTTTTCTGATGGTACGGCGGCAGCTAATGCGATCAATACTGTTTATGAAACAGTTAGAGATGCTGTACTAAGAGATCATAAATGGAATTTTGCAATAAAGCAAGCGACTCCTTCTTTAGACGCTACTACTCCTATTTTTGGTTTTAATCATAGATTTGATATGCCAACCGATTTGATTCGATTACTAGATATAGAAGATAACCCAAAATATAAAATAGAAGGTCGCTTTATTTTAACAGATTCTAATCCAATTAATATACGATATGTTTATAAGAACGAAACAGTCACTGAATACGATTCTATGTTTGTTCAAGCCTTAGCTGCTAGACTAGCTGCTACTGTTTGCGAAAGATTAACGCAGAGTAGCACATTAGCTGAGGAACTATTAACTGTTTATAGATTACATCTTAAAGATGCTAAATCAGTTGATGCTCAATCAGACTATCCTGAAGATATAGAAGCCAATCTATGGATAGATTCTAGATTTAAAGGAACAAGTATCGGATCAGGCGACCTTTAATGGCAACAAAAAAACCGGCAGATTCTGGAATTAGGGCGGACACCTTCCAAACTAATTTTACAGCAGGTGAATTTAGTCCTTTATTAGAAGGACGTATAGAACTTGCTAAATATAAAGATGCCGTCTCACAATTAGAAAACTTCTACACCTTTCCTCATGGCCCTGTAGATAAAAGACCTGGAACTAGGTACATTTCTGCGGTAAAAACCGAATCAGCTAAAACTAGACTAGTACCTTTTGTATTTTCTACTATACAGGCATATGTTCTTGAATTTGGAAACAATTATATTCGCTTTTACAAAGATGAAGGACAAATACAAAGTAGTGGCTCTCCTTATGAAATAAGTACAACATATACGACTGCTCAATTATTCGATCTTAGATTTACTCAATCTGCAGATGTTTTATATATTTGTCATAAAGAACATGTTCCTAGACAACTAAGTAGAACCGGACATACTTCATGGACTTTATCTGATTATGATTATGGAGATGGCCCGTATTTAGAAGAAAACACAACTAGTACAACTATTACTCCTTCCGCAACAACAGGTAATGTTACGCTTACCGCCTCGGCTTCTTTATTTTCAGCTAGTGACGTTGGACGAAATGTTAGATTACAACAGGCCTCTAAATGGGGTGCTGCTAAAATAACGGCATATTCAAGCGCAACGAGCGTATCTGCCACAGTAATAGACGACGATGATTCAGCTTTTGAAAATACATCAGCAGTAACAACTTGGAGATTAGGGTCATGGTACGTAGATAATTGGCCTGGAGGTCAGCCTACATTTTTTAACAATCGCCTTGTTTTTTGTAATACTACAAACGAACCAAATGCTTTTTGGTGTTCAAGATCTAGCGATTTTAATAGCCATAAACCAACCGCTAGAGACGGTTCTGTCGCAGATAGCCACGCAATAAATCGTCTTATAACGGATAACCAAGTAAATGCAGTATACTGGCTTGTTGTTGATAACGCCGATATGTTCGCCGGTACTAGTGACGGACCTTTTAAAATATGGTCAGGCTCTCAAACAGAGGCATTTTCTCCTACAAATGTTAAAGTAGATAAACAAACAAGAGATGGTGCTGCAAATATAACCCCTTCTCCAGCTGGAGATTCTGTTTTATACGTATCTAGATCTACTTTAAAAATAAGAGAACTTACTTTTAGTTTTGAAAAAGACAAGCATTTATCGGCTAATTTAACATTATTATCTGAACATATAACTAATCCAGGAATAGCGCATATAGAATATACTTCTGAACCTGACAGTATTGTTTGGGTAATATTAACAGATGGTTCATTAGTCTCTATGACGTATAAAAGAGATGAAAATGTTATCGCTTGGCATAAACAAATTTTAGGAGGAACTGCCGTCGAAGTAGAGTCATTAGCATGTATTCCTGGAATAGGCGGAACTTTTGATACATTATATATGATTGTTAAAAGAACAATAAATTCTGCGACACATCGCTACGTTGAGTTTTTAGAAAATAGATTTGAACCTAGTTCATTGACAGATAAAGATGATGCTTTTTTTGTTGATTCTGGATTATCTTATTCAGGAGGAGCTACTTCTACTATATCTGGATTATCTCATCTCGAAGGGCAAACTGTTACAGTAGTTACTAACGGAGCAAATCATCCAAATAAGACAGTTTCGTCAGGGCAAATTTCTTTAGATTGGACCACAACTAGAGCTCACGTAGGACTAGGATATACTTCTAAATTAACTACATTACCATTAGACGCTCCAGCCACCACTGGAACTACTCAAGGGAAAACTAAAAGAATTTCAGAAGTACTTCTTCGTGTATATAAATCATTAGGAGGTCAAATAGGTCCTAATGAAGATAACTTGGAAAGAATATTAACTCGATCTGGACTCAACCCTATGGATACTTCCCCTCCGTTAGAAACAGGAGATAAGATAATTAATTTTAATGGCCCTCATGAGAGACAAGCTAAAATTACAGTAGTTCATGATGATCCATTGCCGTTTACTTTAGTAGCTATAGGGCCTAGAGCCGAGGTGCAGAAACGATGACAAGATGTCGTGGTTGTAATTCTATATATTTAGATTACTATTGCGACTATATTTTTGATCATAAACACGAATGGATTAATTGTTACGAATGTGATGATTTATATGTAAAACGACTTGATACTGGAGAATGGATAGAAACTTCTACTTTAAATTGTATGTCATATGTCAAAAATAGGCCCATCCCGCGTGGTGAAGTTCGAAGCGTGGCATCTTGACTGGCTTGATAAGAACAATATTAACGGCATTGGTCTTTCTTCTTATATATCTAAGGAGCACGCAAAACAATTAGAAAATCATTCTATTTCGTGGACTGGATTACAAGGTGGCAAAATCGTTGGATCTGGAGGATTTACTCCGTTATGGGACGGCGTCGCTGAAATTTGGTTACTTTTAAATCCAGATGCTTTTAAAAGAAAAAAAGTAGCTTTAAGGTTAATGAAGCACATTTTAAATGATATAATACAACGGGAGAAATACCACCGGATTCAGGCGGTTGTTTTAAAAGGATATGAAAAAGGAATGAAGTTTGCTGAATTTTTTGGTTTTGAAAATGAAGGTTTAATGAAAAAATATACTACAAATAAAGAAGACTTTTATAGATATGCGAGGATTATATAATGACTGGCGCTGAAGCTAAAGCAGTAGCTGCCATTGTTACTACGGTTGTAGGTACTGCAGTAACTGTCCATGGACAAATGCAACAAGCTGAGGCCGCAGAGAACTCAGCGAGATATAACGCTCAATTAGCCGCATTAGATCAAGAACAAAATAGAAGAAACAGAGAAATAGAAAAAGTTCAAGATAAAAAGCGTTTTTATTTGCAACAAGAAAAAAATGTAAATCTTGATATGCCTTTAGATTTTTTATATGCGGATTTAGAGTCGTTTGAATACCAGGCGTTAATTAAAGATTATAATGTTTCACAAACAAACCAAACTTTGGAAGCTAAAAAACAAAAAGGAATATATGAAGGAAAAGTTCAAGCACAAACAGCCCGAACAAGAGCAGCAGGGACAACTCTTAGTGGTATTGGTAAAGCTGTTGGTCAAGGTAAAGATCTTCCACAAGAATACCAACTGTTAGGGAGCACAAGTTAATAATGCCAGATCCATTTATACTAAAAGAACGCTTTAGAGGAGTCCAGCAAAGTAATTTCAGTTCTGCTGCTTTATCTACTAACATTGACGCTGCTGTTACCCCTGGAGCAGGCGCGGCCGCCGCAGGAAGACAAATCCAAGGAGTTGCCGATGAGATACACCGCTTAGCAGTAAAACAACGAAATGTTGCAAATACTCTTTTAGCTAAGAAGAATACTACTCGACTAGCGATTGAAGCACAAAAACTTGGAACAGATTTAGATAAAGAGATTTCTTGGGACGACGCAACTAGTTCTTGGGGTCTTAAAGATGAAGCAGGAAATAATGTATCTTATTTTGAGGCGTATAAAGATAGATTAACTAAACTTAGAGAAGGATATAAAGTAGGAGAACGGTGGCAAGACAATGAATATGAACGAATGTCGTCTAATTATTTTCAGTCGCTTCTTGTTCAAGCCGCTGAAAGAGGAGTGCAGTTAGATGCAGAACGACAAAAACAAAATTATGGTACTACTATAGCTTTAGCTAGTACCCATTCTGGAGACCTCATTAAAAAACAATACGAGAAGGCAGAAGCGATGGGAACTCCTCTTGAGGCTGAACCCTTACTAATTCAAAATGATAATAGTATTAATCAGTATAATGATGATTTAAAGACATTGCCTGTAGGTAAAAAGGCACAAGAACAATTAAAATTAGATACTAGAAGCCAGTTTTCAGAACAACTAATAGAGCAAATACTACTTAAAGGAGATATTGATCTTGTAGAGGAGCTTTTAGAAAAGGGTCTTTCTCAAGCAAAGGCTTATAGTGAAGGTAAAGATAAAGGTTGGGAAGCCGGTATGCGCCGAGGTGGTTCTTCTTTTTATCTTAGTCCTACCGCCTTAAAATCAATTCAAAGAAGAATATCTACTTTAAGAGGAAAAGTTACTCCTGGATTACCGCGACAAGCTACATTATATGCTAGGAATGCACTAGCTATAATAGAGCAGGGTGGAGAGGCAACACAGGCTCTTAACCAA